TTATATAGATCAAACGGTAATTTCATATCTCTCCCTTTTTGATTTTGAATAGTCAGCATAGTAGGTCTCAGCTCTCATATAAATTTAATTCCTCCATTAGTTACTTTAGTTGCTATCTCTTTAAGGTTTTCATAATCTCCACTCATCATTCTAGTTTGAGTTTCTTCCCATTGATGGCTTAAGTTCATTTCTCTAAGAGCTTTTCTAACAATGGCCATAATGGCAAATGCATTACCAGATGGGCTGGCTGTGTCGATGATAATCATAGTAGGTCTCCTTTTGTGATTTACCTAGGTATATTATATTACACTTTGTTCCCAATGTAAACAATTATTTTACCAATCATTATCCTCTTCAGACTCAATTTGAAGATAATTATACAAGCGTATCGCGCCGGGAGTTTCCTCTGGGTATTTATCCTCTAAGAAAGTATGTATCTCTTTAGTTGTAGGCTCTGGGTTATCAATTAAGAATTTTACATGATCCTCTAATCCATACACAGCAATATACTCTTTCATAGCTTTTAGAGTACGATATACAGAAGGATATACCATAGTAAATGTAGTAGCTTCATTGCTTAAAAGCTTGCTTTTGGTTCGTTTATTAGGATCCATAGCAAGTGAAACGAAAGTAGAACTGAGATTATGCTTATTAAGCCAAGCGCCAAGGCGAAGATTACGCAATTGATTATGAGTGAGATTGTCAATTTTATCAGAATGTTCAATTGGATTAGCATAGACATAGCGGAATGCAAGTGCATGATCATATCTATTCGTGATAAATGCTTGTGGATTCTGTTGAGCTTCGAGTTCTTCTTTCTTGGTAAGTGGGTATCTTTCATCAGTATTTGGTAAGATTCCGAGGTTAGCAACATAATTCATTATACTCTGTAGTTGTTTGTTATCAGCATTGAGCTCCATACAAATTTCTTTTTGGAAATGAGTTTTATAATTCCAACTCGTACGGTTAACTTTTCTACGAACGAGATCCGTATATAGGATACGCAAACCTCTAAGCTCAGCACCTGGATAGCCAAACAGAAACTTCACAATACGTCTAATAGCATTTTCGATTTCAGCTCCTAATCTAGGATTTGGAGAATAAAGGAGAGTAAGGCGGCGATCCTCAAGCATCATAAGTGAATCTGGTAAATGATTCGTAGTTGTAAATATATTGATTGATCGTGCAATCTTAGTTGATTGTACAAATTTCTTATTGATATGTTGCATTTCTGAAGTAGAAATTGCTTTTATCTTATCCCATATCTTTTGATTTTGTGGGCTATCAGTAAGGTGAACCTCTTCGATTAAAGTCATTTCCTTCATTTCTTCATGAGGTGCCATAAACGAATCAAAGTCTGGATAAATACCAACGACATCAAGATTAAAGAGTGATGATATGAAGCTAAAGAAAGCCGTCTTGCCAATTCCTTGTTTTCCATAAAAGGTTACTACATTATCGATATTTATATTTGGATGCTGAAGCGGCATAGCGATACGATCCAAGAGAAAATCATATTCTTGTGGTCGGCTCTCATCTGTCAAAGCTTTGCGGAATACTTGGTGAAAGAAGTCTAGTTCTTGCTGTTCATTTTCAGTAATAGTTTCTGGATCAATAGCAATATCCTTTATTGTACCTACATTAGCAGTGCCATGTTCTAATACGTATTTAGCTCGTGCGCTATTAGGATCAGTATGAAGGATATTAACGCTATTAGCGAAGTTTGAAAATTCAGGAGTGTTATAAACTTTACGGTTGTTCTTCAATCCTTCTGGAATATACGAATAACTGTTATTAAACTCTGCATATGTTAGCTGTTTCCAATAAAGTGAGCATTTATAAAGAGTGTCAAAGAGAACTGAAAATCGTGGGTTTGTTCCTGCTTTGAATTGATTATACTCATGAGCAAATGCGCGTTCAAAAGTTTTATTAGACACTTTAATTGGAACATAGATACTATCACTCGTAGTTACAAGGGTCTCACAGAAGGCTCTACGGTTAGTATTATTTGAAAGCATAAAGTTTTTACGCATGCCAGTGAGATGCTCAACTCTTGCTTCATATAATTTTCTAGGTACTTGTATAAATCCATAGTCATCTTTTGGAAATTCTTCCATAACATGATCAAATGAATTGTCAAATTCTCTTTTGGCTCCACGAATTCTTTCAAAAGCAGATTTAACAGTACTTTCAAATTCTTCATCTTCGAGTGGACTATAAAATACACTGTTCTGTAAGATCTTAAGAACTTCAGTTCCGCGATTATATGACAAGTTATAAGTGAATATATCCATTGCCATACGATACAGAAAATCATTGCGGTGCTCTGTAAGCTTCTGAATACCAAATAGGTATGGATTGACCTCTTTAATCAGATAATGCTGAGCTGCCTCTATATTACTAATCGAATCTTCGTTAATATCTGCAGTCTTTGAGCGCATTTCTAATTTATGGACAATACGCTGATGCTCAACTTGACTGAGCTTCTTAAGATAGTCGACTAATTTATGAGATAATTGCTGTGGTGAGATTTCCTGGGTTATTTTATAATATGAGTTATTTTTCTTTCGCCATGTTCCTGGTCCTTCCAATGTGACATTATACTCTGGCATACAAGTCTTGATTTCAATAGGAAGGGTACGGTCTGGAAGCTCTATTTCCCTAAAGGCATTCTTCCCAATTTGGTTAACGAGTATGTTAGTTGGGATCATATACCATTCTTGAAAACCATTACCACTTGGAGTTTCCATAGTAAACGTCGGTACCAAATCGAAATAATTATGCACCTGTTCTTGTAGCTTTTTGGTATCTGTTGGGGAGTCGCTGCTATCATGATCGTCATAATCCAAAACGATATACGTATTGTCATCTGGCGCTGATTTAGGATCTATTTTGTAATTAGACCAGTCTATACTATTTTCGATCTTTAATGCACATTGCTTAGCGTTATAAAGGTTCTGCTTGTTATGTACGCGATGATTGTCGGTCCTTGAGCTACGATATTGAACGGTGGGACCAAGTAGAGAATGGGTTTTCTTAAGCTGATTGAGTGTAAATTCCTTGTTATGTTCTGACATTTAAGTCACTGCTCCTCGTGCGGTGTAATATATGGCCAAGAGAGTACTGCCTCCGGCGGTGATGCTGATCGTGATAAAAGCGGTCGTCCATAAAGCTCTGTTGATAAAGCGCAGAGCCTTTCCTGTTAAGCTGATTTGCTCGTTTTTGCTCTCATTTTGACTTGTCGACATGATTGGGATTAGATAGTCCTCTTCTTCTGGTTAGATTTTCACTGTAATATATAATTATATCACAAATTTGGTGTGGTGTAAACTAAACAAGGCCATTAACCGAGGTTAAATACACTATATAATTATATTACACTTGTTATCCAATGTATACAACCGATTAAATTTAGCCGATAGAAGGGGTGTACTTCTGTAGGCGGTTATTATATAATATATATGAGTAGATCTCAGTCTACCGCTCATTAGATTAGGAGAGTTTTTGTGTATAAACAGTCAGAAATCCCCATCGAAGATAAAGGCGCAGGGCATTTGAAACTTTTATCTGAAGGCAAAGAAGCTGGAGGAGAGGAGCATTTCAAAAGTTCAGAGTTTAAAAGTATGATTTCATTCGAAAAAATGCTATTGAGCTCAGAAGAGGTTCCAGACATTTTAGCCGTAGTTTGGTTAGACCACTTTCCGATTGATGTCTATACTTCGAGACGTATTAGTGGCTTAGCAGCACGAATGCCAAAGGAACACATATTGTCTATTGTGTTTCCGTTATATGATTTGAGCTCGGCAGAAGAAGAGTTCTTTGACTTACTTGTGTCTTTTGGCGCTGGAATAGGACTTGATTTGGTCACTGCCGAATTGTTTGATGGAGCTCGCAGTGGAGACCCGCGCGCCGTCAAGATGTATTTGGAAATGCAGAGTTATATTAGCGGTCTTGGCGTTGAGGTTGAGGATAGTGGACCAAGAGGAGGATTGCGCGTGGCGTTTGATGTGACTGGGAAGTTACCGGATAAGCTTGATGGATAATTAGATTAGATTGCCTTTGCGGCTATATAATATAGACACTGAAAAAAAAACTTTTATTTTATATATATAATCTACTATCTAACCAGAAAAGATCTAATAAGCTATAGAAGTAAATAAGATTAGGCGATCAGAGGCATATTTTGCGGAGAGTTTCTGTCTTGGGGAGGCGCGGGCGCAGAAATGAAAAAAAAGCCCGACACCTTTCGGCATCGAGCTTTCTCTCTTTGGTCGGCCGCGACGAATCGGGCAGTCAGTCGATCGGAATATCAGCTGAGCCGTCGAATGGTATGTCCGTCTCAACTTCAGCGGTCATATACCACTCGTTCCTTTCCATCGAATATTGCAGAGTGATATCCATTTGGCCGACAAATACTTCCGTCTTCTCGCTTGGTGAAAGCCTCTCCATAATGGCACCCGCGAGTGCGTCTGCGAGCTCGGGCTCGGGTAGGTGTAGTCTGCGCTTGGGCATAGGTGTACCTCCGTACGTGTAAGCCCACACTGAGGTGGGCTGTTGATCATCAGATGTCATATCTCAGGGATGTCATCTCTCAGGCAAGTCATGTCATGCTCTGGGCTGTAAACCCACACACCACTGGTGGGGTGCGTGGTAAACCACACACGGATTGTGCGTGGCCCAAACAGACCACGCTCAAGACCATATTGCTGTAATGTTTTCATGTTATACTCCATTTTGAGATTGTTGGGCAAGCCCCACCTACCTGTGAGGGTAGGTGGGGGTGGGTTACGCTTCCGTGTCGTCAGACTCAGGTGCGTTCATGGGCTCGCCGTCCTCGTCGATGAGGGTGAGCAGTCCCTTCTCCGTGTCATACCGCAGGTCTGCTCGAGCATACTTCTTCTCAGCGAGTTCGAAGTACTCCTCCAACGTCGTAGCCTGGGAGTAGGTCTCGTATCGAGCCCAGGCCTTCCCGGTAGGTCGCTTGGGATTGGAGGCATACTCGAGGGTTGTGGTGTCATTCACCTTGTACGTGTTGATTAACATTTCCATGACGTTCTCCTTGTGTGATGTCATGTGGATGGTCTCACCGGATTGGCTTGACCTGGTAACATTGTAGTTCACATGATTTCAATTGTACAATTCAAAGTTTTTATACACGGATAAAATTTGTGAATACCGAGCTTTGCTCCGCCCGCAACGCGCGTAAGGGTGGAGGCCTCTGACGCGCCACCCCCGGCCCCGTAACCGAAGTCGCGCGGGCGCCCACGTGCGACGACGCGACGCGCTATACCTCTCCGGCCGGCGAAGCCTCACCTCGCACGTGCGCAATCGATTGCACGTGCACGTCCCGCGGGATCGATTGCACACGTGCACGTGGACTTCTCAGCCGCGTATACTGTTGATATATGTACCGCTCGCAATTTTCCGGCCCGGGGCACTGACACATGTAAACTTAAATGCCCCTCTAAAATTTTCGGGGGTTAAAAACCACTATACAACTTTTCGGCTAAATTAAAATATATTCCCAGAAACTGTGTACTTTTGCGCTCATCTATTATATAATATAGTCATGGAAAGTATAGATTACATTGCATCACCTACAGCAGGTGAATTCCATCGCGATGATAATTTTGTACGTGGTCTTATTGGTCCTATCGGATCGGGTAAGTCCGTTTCCTGTTGTATTGAAATCTTTAAGCGAGCTTGCGAACAGCGAGCGCATACTGACGGAGTCCGCTATTCTCGTTGGGTTATCGTGCGTAACACTTATCGTGAGCTTGTTGATACAACTATGCAAACTTGGTTTGATTGGTTCCCCAAGACTCTAGGCCATTGGCGCGCAGCTGATATGAAACAGACTATTGAGTTCACTTTAACTGATGAAACGGTAGTCCATCTTGAAGTACTGTTCCGCGCACTTGACCGACCGGATGATGTGAAGAAACTTCTTTCTTTGGAACTCACCGGTGGCTGGATCAATGAGGCAAGAGAAATACCAAAGCCAATCCTTGATATGCTCATTGGTCGTGTCGGTCGCTATCCCTCCAAAAGATATGGTGGTGCTAGTTGGTATGGCGTAATCAATGATACTAACCCACCAGACACTGATCATTGGTGGTATAGAATGTTTGAGGAGCAGCAGCCAGAGGGATGGAAGGATTTTCACCAACCATCTGGTGTTTCTCCTGAGGCGGAGAATATAGACAACTTACCTGATGAATATTATAAGCGCCTCAGTTCGGGTAAGGATCAAGAATGGATAAATGTGTACGTACACGGTAAATACGGATTCGTACAAGATGGTAAGATCATTTATCCAGAATACAATGATAATCTCCACTGTGTACATGATCTTGGTCTTCATGAAAAGACTGAGAAGGTTATTATAGGCGTTGACTTTGGTCTTACGCCCGCTGCTGTAATCGCACAGATATCTCGGTCAGACGGCCAAGTACAGATCATCGATGAGATCGTAACTGAAGATATGGGAGCTGTTCGCTTTGGTAAGCGCATTAAGGAGTTAGTTATAAGCAATTATGACAATCTGCCTATGGAAGGTTATGGCGACCCAGCAGGGGAGCAAAGAAGCCAAGTTGATGAGCGGACTCCTTTCTTTGTATTAGAGGCACAGGGTGTATTTCTTCGCCCTGGACCAACCAATGATTTCACGATTCGCAGGGAATCAGTGGCTAAATTGTTGACGACTCTTACTCTGCTTGGTCGCCCCCAATTAGTAATCTCACCTAAGTGCAGAATGCTCAGAAAGGCTATGGCTGGTGGTTATAAGTATCGCCGCATTAATGTATCTGGCACAGACAAATATGCTGAAAAGCCAGATAAGAATATGTACTCGCACGTAGCTGAAGCTCTGCAGTATTTGTGTACGGGACTAGGACATGGTTATGAACTCCTTAAAAGAGCTGAAGATGAAGTTCCTCGAGATCATTCTGCGCAGGGCCTCGATTACGATCCACTCGGAAGGGCAGCGGCGTGATTCAGTATTCGCAGATGGACTACGCTGATATTCCAGAAGTAATATCACTTGGTGCACAGATGCATAAAGAATCTCGCTATGCTAAGTATCCTTATGATGAGGACTATTGCTTGGACATGGCAGGCCAAGTGATTAAAGATGATATGTTCTATAGTGGACTTGCAAAAGAGAATGAAGAATTGATCGGAATGATCTTTGGATTCTTAAATAAGGTTCCCTTTTGTAAGGCCATTAGTGCTGGTGATCTCTTATTTTATGTTCACCCAGAAAAGCGTAATGGTAAAGTAGCTTTACATTTGGTTCGTGATTTTGAAAAGTGGGCTCGCTATCACAATGTAGAAGAGATTCAGATGGGCATCTCTGCGGATATTAACCCAGACAGAGTAGCTAAATTTTATAACCGACTGGGATATGATTATCACGGTCATTTTATGATTAAAGGAAAAGACTAATGGGCGGATTATTTGGTAGCTCTAAGCCAGCACCCCTTCCTCCACCTCCACCTCCACCTAAGCGGGAGGATCCATCTGTTAAAGCGGCGGCAGAGAAAGAGAGGAAACGTATGCTCGCTAAGAAAGGCCGCAAGAGTACGATGCTGACTGGTGGGCTTGGTGTGACTGAAGATGCTCCTGTTGCTAAGAAGAGTCTACTCGGACAATAAAAGATGAGTGTTTCCAAATATGTAATTCGGCGGTTCGGTGATCTCTCAGGTTCTAGAGGAGCTTGGGAGAGTCACTGGCAAGAAGCTGCTGAGTTGACCTTTCCCAATCATCCCACCTTCACTGGTGAAGAATCTCCAGGCTTGAAGAAAGGGTTAAAAGTATACGATTCAACGGCAATTCACGCCGCAGAGATCTTAGCTGCCGGGTTACATGGAACACTCACCAATCCAGCTTCAGAGTGGTTCGCTCTGCGCTTTGAAAATGAAGAGCTAAATGACTCACGTGAATCTTCTCTTTGGTTAAAGAACGCAGAGCAAATCATGCGTAACGAGATTCAGAATTCTAAATCTGCATTCTCAACTCATATTCATGAAATGTACCTAGAATTTGCTTCATTTGGTACA